CCCCTCTCCCGCTGAAGCTTACGAGTAAGAACCCCCCCCAGCCGCAGTTCCCGTTCAAGGGACTTCTGCGTACCGGAGGAGAGTTTGTCGAATTTAGGTATAAATACCTGCGGCATTAGCTACCGTGATTGTCAGCAGCAAGGAGTTTGCCGTGTGCCTTCGGGTTTTTAACCACCAAAGTGTACACCGCCTTCGCGTGTCCGCGAGGTCCACCCCCACGGTCTTCAAAGGTCTCCGTGTGCATCGTGTCAAGGAACTTCAACTCCAAGGCATCAGTGTCCAAGATAAGACCCGCATCATCGTCGTAGGTGAATGCCAGCGTGTCATCGGTTCCAGCAGTTCCAAGTTCCGCACCACTGTTGCTACCACCAAGGAACACACTTGGAATCATGTTAATGACCCCAAACGAAGAATTGAAGGTCTTGACCTCCAAGTTGATCGTCTTGCTGCCTGACGCTTCGTTGACCTTGTAGCGTGATGTGCTTGAAGTCTCAACGCGAGTGAAGTTATCAATGATGTCAATGACGATTGGCGACATGACACCCATATAACTCTTCTTCTCACCGGACACCGTGAACATCGACTGAAGAACAGCGTTCAACTGCCCCTCTGTCAGGTCTGTGGTCCCCGCACCCGCAACACCATCAGAAATGGATGCAGCAGGAGGACGGTAGTTGGCTGGAACATCACTCGGACCAGCAGAATCAATCCAATCAAACAACCCGCGAGATGCGTATGATCCCGTAGTTGATGCACGATCCTGAACACCACAAACAACCCCCTCAATGTCGCGTTTTAACTCGCGCACTGATTTGGATTTCGCACTGTCAATTTCAGAATCGAGTCCGGCTTGATCGACCAACTGTTGAACATCAGACACACCAAACTCGCGTTTGCTGATGTTGATGTAGTTGCCCAACCTCGCACGATCCTCGGCTTTATTGAACCAGGTTGTGCTGTCATGACCTTCCGCAGTTGAATCAACCTTGGCAGGTGACAAGCTATCGCATAACCACTCCGTAAAAACGGACTTTGTAGAACCTTTGGAAATCGCACTGGTAACAGGGGTAACCTCGGGTTCTATGACGCTGATAAAATCAGCAAGCTCCTCGCGATTGGCTTTTGAAGGACCAGTCGTGGAACTGTTGTATAAACTATAAGTATTTGCTTCCATAACTTATTTCTTGTTTTCTCTATTGGCAGCGAACCAGTTTGTGAGGGAACCTCGCGACCCTGAGTTGACTAAATCCTTGGAAGCATCCTCCAACCTCATCCCGCCCGGATTACGGACAGGTTTGGGTTGAGCTTTCGGACGGGTGGCAGTCCTTGTCGGTGTAACCTTCTTGGAGGGTTTCTTCCTCCCTTCAGCCACCATCCGGTTGTACTCATTCAACCCAAGCATGTAGATGCTCACGTTTGCCTGCCAGTTGGGTCGCATCCTTAACTCAGGTGCTTCCCGTACCACTGACATCGCTTGCTGGTACATCGGACTCGACTTGTCCTTCCAATAGGGAAAGACATCCTCGACTGCTCGACGAATGTTGCTCTCTTCCCGCAAATACTCCTCCCGTGAAGGAACGTGTTCCTCCAGTTCGTATTCGATGTCAGACATCATTCGTCTTACATCGCTTTCAGCGTACTCGCGTTCCTCGCCGTCCTCGGTGTTGGTAAAACCATCATGGTTCTCCCTTAACCACTTCTTCCAGCGAATGAGCTTGGACTTATGTTCCTTTAGTTCCCCCAGCGTCTTGACCTTTGACAACGGATTGTCCCCAATTTGAACTGGGGTTTGGTCAGGGTTTGCACTTTCAAGTTGCTGCTCAAGCTCCGCAACCTTTTCAGACTGCTTTGCGGCTTGTTCTTCAGCTTCCTTGGCTCGTGCCGTTAGCTTACCAATCCGTTTATTGATCTTCTTCTGGAGATTTTGGGGAACACCGTAGTCCTCCTCGCCATCGTCCTGCTGCTCAACCTCGGTGGGTTCAGCTTCATCAGACTCATCAACGACAGAATCTTCCTCAACCTCCTCGGTGTCCTCTATAACGACATCGTTTTCTGGTTGAGGTTCTTCAGTCTCCTCGACAGGGTTTTCAACGTCAGGAGAGGGTTCGCTATTAGCACTCTCACCTTCATTCTTTTCAACCCTGTTTTTTTCAAAGAACCTTTTCAGGTCGTTCAGACCCATTTCCGCAGTTTCTTCGGGGACTGCTACCCCTTCTGTTTCTGTTACCATGCGTTTAACCTGCAAGTGGGTGTTAATCCCAATTGTTTTTAGGGAACAAAAGAAAACCCGTGCAGTGGTTACTACACGGGTTTCGGTGGAGTGTGAGGAATGCGTTGGATGACTAGGGACGCTTAAATCCCTACCGCACTATAAAGGTTTATATTTATTCATCATCAACCGTGTCCGCAATGGCTTGTAATCTTCCGTTAATCTGGTTGATGCAATCAACACCACCTGCGCTGTGTGCGAGTGAACCGTGGTCCTGTGCGGTTGATTGGTGGCTCATATGCCCAACCAGTTCCTCCTTGATCTCATCAAGAAGATTCCGCATGGAGGCAAAGCGCGGGTCGGTGACTAGGTTCTTCAGGTCGCTCTCGTTCATGCTCCAAGTCTCCCGATGACTGCGTTCTGTTTCTGCTGCAACTGGAATTGCAACTGTTGCATGCGCTTGTCAACCCGACCCTTGAACTCCTCGTCCTGTTGGTAGCGTTGCTGTGCGCTTGGGCTTGCGGTGGGTGACTGCGGGTCAAGGATGCTCTTCAGGACGTTTAACCGCATCTCGTGGCTTTGTCCTTCCCGGACATCCTCATCTATCCCTGCCGACATCCTTGCAAACACATTCTTCTCATCATCAATCTCCTTCTGAGCCGCAGACTCCGCTGGCATCAGCAATCTCTCGCCCAGAACAGGGTCAATGAAGCTGAACACCACCTGCATGAGTTCCGAACGGTCAACGACACCCTGAGTGTCGAACTCTCCCACGGCAACCTTAAGGAGTTCCAGTTTCTTCTGCATTAACTCCTGATCTAAATTAGCCACGGCAAAATTCAACTGTATGTCAAATTGGCCCTGAATATCGTCCCTGCTGGCACTTAACATCTGTGCCTTGGACGAACCCACAACCCGAAAGAAAAACTCCTCTGAGGCGAACTGCTGCGTCAGAGCAAGCACCTGCTCCATCACTCTCCTCCAGTTGTTGAGCCACTTGGAAACCATGTGCTGTTGCCGCATCATGGCATAAGATTGGTTCTCCTTACCCGTCACCCTTCCAAAGTATCTGTCACAGGTTTCCCGGATGCTGTCCTCGATCTCCTTGCTACCCACATTGTAGGTCGGGACATCAGCGTACTGGTAGTCATCCGACCTCACCCGTGGAACAAGTGTCCCCGGACCCCACTTGGTTGGTGGGCGACCTGGGGGGTGGTGAAGTGGCGGCATGGTTGCCAGTGAGTTGCGGTCAACCCTTGCGTCCCATTCGTTCTTGATCTGCTTCTGCCAAGTGAACCCGATCTCACCGTAGCCACGCGAGTCATCGACTCTGCGGCTCAACCATTCCCTCCTGAACATGATGAACGGATACTGGCAATGGTCGTAGTTCATCAGTTCACTTACGGCATAAATATCCCTGCCGCGTATGTCTGTCGGCATGTGTGGCGAGAAACAGGTGTAATAGATTCCCGGCACATCCTCGTCATCCAGCTTGCGTTCGTAGCAATGGACAATCTCATAAATCTCCTTGGTATCAAAAACGATGTCCCGGCGGGTAGCGTTGCTGCGGGTTGCCATTGCCGAACGATCAGCCGTGATGGTCTTGCCCTTGCTGTTCTCAACAACCGATTCAACCCATTTCTTGTCCCACCCTTTGCTTTCTATTCCATCATACAACGCCTCCTTGGTTATGAACTCCTTGTAGTAGCACCGTCTGGCATCCTGCAACTCGGTGGTGTCAAGCGGCACAAAGAAATCCTCCCCCAGCCGCAGTGCAACCACAGTCGGACGGTTCTTGACCGTCATCTTGACAGGATAGGTTGTTGCCCCGCTCTCCCGCAGTTCGCGAACCATCTTCCGCATCTTGGACTGCTTGACCTCTGGCAATATCAACAGTCCGAGCGCGATTGCCTCGTCCTCCCTTTCAGGGTCAAAAATCATCTCAGGGAACATGGACAGGTTTTCGCTTGTCTGTGCGAGTTGTCTGATTGCCTCCATGTCTATGTCCGCAATTGTCCTCTGCTCCTCCACATCCCAGAACACCCCGACAACACCGACACCGTTCTCCAGCATGTAGTTTGCCGTAAGCTCCGCTTCGTCGTGGAACTCCTTTATCTGGTTGTGCAACTGGTAGCGCATCAAGTTGGTCACAAGACTTGCCTGTTCCGCATCGTTGCTCTCTGTCGGGAACGCTGACACCTGAGATGAACGAAGGGATGTCATCAGCATGTCGATGTCCTCGTTGATATAGGTGTCAATCACAGGGGGGCGACTGTCCGATGCACCGTCAAACGGGACGGGGTTGCGTCCCAGTTTCGATTTCCACTTGCGACCATCGTCGCTCTGCCCCGACCACACGTTGAAACGGGTCTCCCAGTTTAACCGTGTCCTGTCGTAGTATTCGTTGCCCCTGCGAACTATCTCGTGGAACTCGTTCGCGATGTCCTTGATGTCTTTATCCATTATATTTCCATTACCGCACCTTCAGGTCCAAGCTTCATAAGGTCTCTGATTGATTCCCGCAGGAACCTTCTCTGTCGCTTATCCACATCTATCAGCTTCAGGATGCCCATGTCGGCAAGGTCAATGACAAGCTTCCTGTTCATGCCTGTCACCTTGCACACCTCATGGGTTCTGAGTGACAATGGCAGGTCGTTAAAATTAACCTTCATACTCATCTCCCCCTGTTGCCGACAAGAGGTCACCGTCCAAGGACAGAACTCCTGCCTTGAAAAGATACCTGTCGCAATCAACAACATCCTTCAGCGCACCTTTAAGACCGTCTCTTCCGGTGTATTCCTGCATAGCATAAATTGTTTGCTCACACTCTTCGGAGATGTAATAGCGGGGGCAGTTCATTGAGGTCAGCGGACTCGTCTCGTCGTAGTCCAGATAATCGTTTATCAACTGCAACCCCTCATCTATGTGACCCCCAGGTGCAGGTATGAAAACCAAGCTGGGTCCGGTCACGTTTCCGTGCTTGTCCCTCTGCTCATCCTCCAGCAGTGATATGATGCTGGTTCCCTCCTCGGCACTTGGAACTGCCGCACCCCCCATGCGCGGGTCAATCAGTCTCTCGTAAATCTTCTCCTTCTTTGAGCCATCCCAACTCTTTGTCTCCTCGTCGTAAACCCACCCCTCCGCTTCAAGGAATATTTTCTTGTAGGCAATAATGGATTTGCCCATAGCAAGGGTCTGTGCCGGTCCCGGCTTGCCATCGGGTTTCTCGCTGGGCAAAGCCCATTCGCCAAAATTCTTTCGGTCCGGGTATTCCCGGTAAAGGAACACCCTTCCAATGTCATCAATGATGTACCACTTGAAAAACCAGTTCTTGCTGCCCGCAGGGTCGCAACTGACGTATCGGGTTCCCTTGTCCGGTATGGTGTCAACCGGGACAACGTGAACCCTGATGTCGAACTTGTTGAACACATTGCCCTCAAGTTTCTCTGCCCAACCGTATGCCCGAATCTTGATGTCCGTCGAGGGCTTGCCCTCAAGCATCCTGACAATCTGTTTGTATCCCCCGAACGGATTGTAGTGACTGTGGAAACAGATTGCCCGTGAACTCTTCCTGAACGGCTGGATGATGTAGGGCATGTGTCCGGGGCGGCATCCTTGAACATGAACCGTCTCCGGGTTCAGGAGTTCCGCAGGTTCATCCTTAATCACCTGCGCCCCTGCAACATAATCCTTCACTGTTGCGCTGTACCCCCTGACAGGCGTAAACGAGATGATGAGTTTCCCCGATCTGGTCACAATGCGAAACCGCAGGGTCTCGACCCAAGCAAGCGGGACAAGCTCATCACAAAGAATCATGTCGCACTCGCCCCCCTCAAGGACGGTGATGTTCTGGGTGTAGTTCAGGAACCGGCAGCGAGATCCATTTGGGAGTACAAAACAC